CATTCAGCATCGAGAAGATTTCTGTTGTTGCTAAGAGCCGTGCGCTTAAAGCAGAATACACAATGGAACTTGCACAAGACTTAAGAGCAGTTCATGGTCTTGATGCAGAGCAAGAACTTGCTAACATTCTTTCAACTGAAATTCTTGCAGAAATCAACCGCGAAGTAGTTCGTCAGGTTAACATTTCTGCAACAGTAGGCGCACAAGAAAATGTAGCAACCGCTGGTACTTTCGACCTTGATGTTGACGCAAACGGTCGTTGGTCAGTTGAGAAATTCAAGGGCTTGATGTTCCAACTTGAGCGCGAATCTAACGCAATTGCTAAAGCAACTCGCCGTGGCAAGGGCAATGTGATGATCTGTTCTTCAGACGTTGCATCAGCACTTCAAATGGCTGGCGTTCTAGATTATACACCAGCACTTGCAAACAATCTACAAGTTGATGACACAGGCAATACTTTCGCAGGTGTTCTAAACGGTCGTATCAAAGTTTACATTGATCCATATTTTGCAGCATCATCTGGCGTACACTATGCAACTATCGGCTACAAAGGCACTTCAGCATTTGATGCTGGCTTGTTCTACTGCCCATATGTTCCTCTACAGATGGTTCGTGCAGTTGGTCAGGATTCATTCCAACCACGTATCGGATTTAAGACCCGTTACGGCATGGTAGCGAACCCATTCGCAACTTCAGATGCAGACGGTGTAATTTCTTTCTCTAAGAAAAACATCTACTATCGTAGATTCGCGATTGCTAACCTAATGTAATCAATTGAGCCGTCTCAGAACGGACGTTAAGAGGGACCTTCGGGTCCCTCTTTTTTTGTCTTATAAATATACGAAGGAGATATTATATGACAACTTACTCTTCAGGTCCAACAAATAAAAGTTTTCTTTCAAATAACAAATATGAGTTTGTTATTGATAGACTTCCTCATGTCAAGTTTTTTCTTCAATCAATTACATTGCCTGATATTTCACTCAATGGTGCACAAGTACCAAACCCATATGTTCTAGTCAATTTGCCAAACAATACGTTAAACTTTTCAGAACTCACTCTGACATACATCATGGATGAAGAAATGCGATCATGGAAAGAAATCTATGATTGGATTACAAACTTAGGAAATCCAGAAGGACTGAATAAACTTGGAACACTTACCAGAGAAGCAGGTAGATCAAATAGCATTACTTCCGATGCATCATTGCTGGTGAAATCAAACGCAAACAATCCGCTTATCAAGTTTACCTTTAGAGATATTTTTCCATCTACTCTTACAGGCGTGACATTCAGTAGCGTAGATAGTCAAGAATTTTTAACTGGTACAATCACCTTTCTTTATACGCACTACACCGTAGAATATATTTGACATTCTCTCTCATTTATGATATTATGATATTTAATTGGATCCATATGGAGGAGAGTAATGACTTTAGATCAGTTGATGGAAGAGTGGCGTAAAGATGCACCAGTAGATTCTACTGAACTTGCAATCGCATCACTTAAAATTCCAGAACTACATAGTAAGTACCTCAAAATTTATTTTGAAGAAAGACGCAAACTCAAAGGTCTTGAGTTTCAGTCTAAAGAATTGTTTTTGAAAAAGTACGAATATTACAACGGTAAGTTGTCTGAGGAAGAATTAGAGTCCCTTGGGTGGGAGCCATTTCTCAAAAGACTAATGAAAAATGAAATCGATATGTACATTGATTCTGACAAAGATATCATTGAGAAGAATATGAGAATCGTCATGCAAAAGGAAAAACTAGACTTCCTTGAAGAGGTGATCAAAAATCTCAATCAGAGAAACTTTCAGATAAAGAATGCAATCGAATGGAGAAAGTTTACGCAAGGTGTCGCATAATACAATTACAGTTTCAAAAGTAAATGAAGTCTACGTTAAGATTCATTGCGATAGAGGTGAAGCAATGGAGATTAGCGAGTATTTTACTTTCTATGTTCCCGGTTACAAGTTCATGCCTGCATTTAAAAATAAAGTCTGGGATGGAAAGATTCGCCTGTTTAATATGCAAAACCATAACATCTACTATGGACTTTTGCCTTATCTTGAAAATTTCTGTGGCGAACGCGATTATAAAATACAATACGATACATCAATTGATCTAGCAGACGAATTCTCATTAAATGAAGCAGAAGAATTTGCAAAAACACTTAATTTACCTTTTGAAGCAAGAGACTATCAGTTAAACGCATTCGTATATGCAATACGAAATCGTAGAGGACTTTTATTATCACCTACTGCATCAGGTAAGTCTCTCATTGTATATCTTATCACAAGATTTCTTAAATGTAAAACGCTTATCATTGTGCCGACAATATCACTTGTCTCACAGATGTACAAAGACTTTAAAGATTATGGTTTCGATAGCGACACATATTGCCACACTATTACAGGCGGGTCAGAAAAGATAACAAAGAAACCTATTGTCATATCTACTTGGCAGAGCATTTACAAACTACCTCAGGAGTGGTTTGCACAATACGATCTTGTCATTGGTGATGAAGCACACTTGTTCAAGGCACAATCACTTACAAAGATTATGACAAATCTAACCGATTGCGGATATCGCTTCGGGTTAACTGGTACACTTGATGGAACACAAACACATCGATTGGTGCTTGAAGGTTTGTTTGGTCGAGTAAAAAATGTAACAACAACCAAAGAACTGATTGATAGTAAAAAACTTGCAGATTTTAAAATCAAAGCACTTATTCTCAAGCATAGTGAAACATCATGTGAAGCCAATAAGAAGTCAAAGTACCAAGAGGAAATTGAATTTCTCATATCGTCACAAGAACGGAACAAATTTATTACAAACTTGACAATTTCCCTAAAAAATAATACACTCGTATTATATCAATTTGTTCATAAACATGGTCAACCTCTTTATGAAATGATATCGAATAAAGCAGGTGATAGAAAAGTCTTTTTTGTGCATGGCGGCGTAGAAGCGGAAGAGCGTGAAATGGTCCGTGAAGTAACTGAAAAAGAAGAAAATGCAATCATCATTGCTTCATACGGGACATTCTCCACAGGTATAAATATTAAGCGACTGCATAATATTGTTTTTGCCTCTCCAAGTAAAAGTAAGATTCGCACATTACAGTCTATTGGTAGAGTATTACGACTAGGAGAAAATAAAGAAAAGGCAACGCTATTTGATATCGCAGATGATCTTACTTACAAGAGTAGAAAGAATTTCACCCTTGAACATTTCGTTGAACGAATGAAAATATATAATGAAGAGAAGTTTGAATATAAAATCTACTCATTCAACCTAAAAGGCTAAACATGCAAGAAGAACAAGGGGTATCACCAAATACCAAAATATGCAAGGTACTGAAATTATCAAACGGAGAAACAATCATAGGAAATATTACTAAAGAAACAGTTTCTTATATCGATGTTAATTCGCCTTTGAAAATTGTTTTTATGATACGTCCTGATATGGCTATGATGAATATGTCAGTTATGAAGTGGGACCCATCTTTTGATTACGCACATTCAATTAGAGTTTATAAGAATTCCATTGTTGCTTGTGCAGAACCTAACGAAATGATGATGAAGAACTACACCGAGATTTTAGAACAGAAAGATAGGGAAGAAACTTCAGATGAAATTACTGAAGCGCATGATGCAATGCAGGAATTCCTTAGAAGGACAAAACCTAATACTATGCATTGAAAGGCAACACCGTAATTATAACAACATGTCAAGAGTTTGTCAACGAAATAAGAGGATATTATGGGAACAAATCACTATGTAAATAATGAGCAATTTCTCCTAGAGATGATTGCCTATAAAAAGTCAGTAGAAGAATCAATGGACAAAAAGAAGGAACGTCCTAGGGTACCAGACTATATTGGTTCATGCCTTTTTAAAATTGCAACGCACCTTGCCCGAAAACCTAACTTTGCAAATTATACCTTTAAAGAAGATATGATCTCTGATGGTGTCGAAAATTGCTTATTGTACATCGATAATTTTGATCCAGAGAAGTCTAGAAATCCTTTTGCGTATTTTACTCAAATTATCTACTATGCCTTTCTTCGTAGAATACAAAAAGAAAAGAAGCATATGTACATCAAGTATAAGAGTATGGAAAATGAAATTGTGAATGCTTTGATTGAAAACAATGGAGAAGATATTGTTGCATCACACATGCAAGGCATGATGCACGAAAGTTATAGCGAATATTTTATTCGTGATTTCATTGAAACATTTGAAGACAACAAGCGAAAGAAAACTACCGCAAGGAAAAAGAAGAAAGGAGAAGATGATGCAAACGCCAGTGCCAGTGCAACTTGATCAGTGGATTAAGACTGTTCAAAACAAGAAAACTCCATATGATTTAAGAGAAGCATCCATCTTGCATTTGAAGAATATTCATGCTATAATTGACAAGGTACTTAAAGAAAATATCAGACCTTCACCTACGCAATGGAAAACTACAACTAAACGATGAAAATAATTTTACTTGGCGATACACACTTTGGTATAAGAAATGATGCAAAACACTTCCATGAATATTATGAGAAGTTTTATAGTGGCGTATTTTTTCCATATCTTGAAGAACATGAAATTGAAACTATCATTCAATTGGGTGATCTATTTGATCGCAGAAAGTATATCAATTTTCTTTCTCTTGCAGAAAGCCGTAGATACTTTTTTGATGAGTGTAAAAAAAGAAACATTCATCTTCATGCATTAGTTGGTAATCATGACATTTTTTGGCGACATAGTTTATCTGTAAGTTCGCCGCGTTTGCTTTTGAATGATTACGACAACATCACACTGTGGGATAAGCATGGCACTTTAAAACTAGGTGATGCAGTCTTTGATATGATACCATGGATTTGTAATGAGAACGAACAAGAAATTCGCGAATTCATTTCAAAAAGTACATCGCCATATTGTGTTGGACATTTTGAATTGCTTGGATATCATATGGCTCGCGGCCAAATTAGTCATGATGGATATGAAGACAAGTTCCTAAAAGAATATGATCAAGTCTATAGCGGACACTATCATTCTAAATCATGTTCACCGGATGGTAAAATTAATTATCTAGGCACACCATATGAAATGTTTTGGTCTGATTACAAAGACCAAAAAGGATTTGGTGTATTTGATACCATAACTAAAGAATTTGAGTTTGTTCCTAATCCGCATCGTATGTTCTACAAGATTACCTATAACGATGCAAATGAAATGAAAATTAATTACGAAAAGTTTCGCAACGCATACATAAAGATAGTGGTTGTACAAAAATCGAATCCAAATATATTTGATCAAATGATGGATGAAATTTACAAGGTCAATCCTATTGATGTGAGCATTGTGGATGATATGTCTGAGGCGGTGAATAATGAAGAAGATGTTGTTGATCAAGCAGAAGATACTTTAACTATTTTGTCTAACTATATCGATCAACAAAATCTTCAAATTCAACCAGAGAAATTGAAGATAATCATGCGCGAACTTTATTTGGAAGCATTGTCATCGGAAAATATTGAATGATTTTATTTCGTAAACTTCGTTGGAAAAATCTACTTAGCACAGGAAACTTATTTACAGAACTCAATCTAAACGGCGAATCAAACGCTTTGATTGTCGGTACGAATGGTTCTGGTAAGTCTACAATGCTTGATGCATTGTGTTTTTGTTTGTTTGGTAAACCTTTTCGCAACATCAACAAATCGCAACTTGTAAACTCAATCAACAGTAAAGATACTGTCGTTGAAGTAGAGTTTGACATTGGTAGCAAATCTTATAAAGTAGTGCGTGGCATCAAACCAAACATCTTTGAGATTTATTGTAATGGTAATCTCATGTCACAGGATGCCGCGATCAAAGACTATCAAGACTACCTTGAGAAGTTTATTCTCAAGTTGAACTATAAGTCATTCACACAAATTGTGATTCTAGGTAGTGCATCATTTACACCATTTATGCAATTGTCTGCAAGTGATCGTAGAGCAATCATCGAAGACTTGCTAGACATTCAAATCTTTTCTCGCATGAACGGCATTGTAAAAAACAAAGTTCAAATAATTAAAGAAAGCATTGCCGAAAATAAACATGAAATGGGTTTGACTGAACAAAGATATGATCTTAAGAAAGAACATATCGATCAACTCAAACAAAACAACGAGAATAGGATTGCAGAATATGTTGAAGAGATACAGAGTAATCAGCGGGCTATACAAACCTTATATGACGAAGTTGCTAACACAACGGTCACAGTTGAGGAACTCAATGCCGTTGTGGCAAGTAAGATTGAGGTTGAGAATAAGGTCAAGAAACTTTCGAAACTTGAATCACAAATTGAAAGCAATGTATCCAAATTTCAAAAAGATATCAGTTTTTTTCAACACAATGACGATTGCCCAACCTGTAGGCAAGCAATTGCCTTGGGGTTTAAGAAGGAACAAATTGACACGCTTACTCACAAGGTAGGTGAATGCGACAATGCACTTAGTCAATTAATAGAAAAACTGAATGCAGAACAATCTAAACTTGATGACATTAATGAAACGCAAAAGAAGATCAACAAATTACAAGTAAAGATTGCCGGTAATAATTCTTCTATTATAGAAATGAATAAGCAGATTATCAAGTTGAACAAGCAGATAGAAGAAATTCGCAATGCATCAACGATATCTGAAAAAGACGAAACAGAATTAACTAGCATAAAAGAGCAGTTAAGTGAGATAAAGACGCATATATCACATCTTAATGATGAATTGAATTATTATAACACTGCGGCAACAATGTTAAAAGATACTGGCATCAAGACTAAAATTGTCAGACAATATTTGCCTGTCATTAACAAACTTGTTAACAAGTATTTGTCTACGCTAGACTTCTTTGTGAATTTTACTCTTGATGAATCGTTCAAAGAAACTATCAAGTCAAGACATCGTGATGATTTTAGTTATGCATCATTTTCTGAAGGTGAGAAACAGCGCATTGACATGGCACTCATGTTGACTTGGCGCGCCGTAGCAAAATTGAAAAATTCTACAAATACAAACATTCTCATACTTGATGAAATTTTTGATTCGTCACTTGATGCAAATGGAACTGAAGACTTGATGAAGATTCTTTCAATGCTTGAGAATACCAATTTATTTGTTATATCGCATAAAGGTGACATTCTACAAGACAAATTTGCAAATGTGATTCGGTTTGATAAGGTGAACAACTTTTCGAGGATTGTAAAATGACAATATTAATTAGCGAATACTATTCAGACGATAAAATTAAATTATCACAAGTCATTAAAAGAGATAATGGATACAGAGTGGTAATGCACAATGTGTATTTTGAAACTGTAGAAGAGATTTATTTTGATAATCTTCAGAATGCAGAAGATCATGCAGAAAATTATGTTATGGAGAATATTAAATATGATTGAAATGAAACTTATACCAGAAACTTCTCCAATGCTTTTGGAGGAATGCAAACTATTTGATTTTTTAAACCCACCATACGATCCAAAAGAGTTCGCAGAAAGCCTATATAATATGATGGCGCGACATGATGGACTTGGATTGTCAGCAAATCAGGTAGGATTTCCGTATCGCGTATTTGCTATGAGAAACGATAGCGATCCTATCGTATTGTTCAATCCCAGAATTGTGTTTGAATCTGAAAAACTCATTTCAATGAAAGAAGGTTGTTTGAGTTTTCCATTATTGTTTTTAAGTGTGAAGCGACCGGATTCAATTCGCATCAGATATCAGACTTGGGAAGGCACTACAGACACTTCAACCTTTATTGGTATGAGCGCCAGAGTTGCATTGCATGAGTATGATCATCTTGAAGGTAAGTTGTTTACGCAAGCCGCATCATCATTTGAAACAGAGAGAGCAAAACGCAAACGCATGATTCTACAACGCAAAGTAAAGAATGCTAAAAATGCAAGTCGAGCAAGAGTATGATGTAGTAATTGATGTGCTACAAAAACATCATGATAAATTATGGGACTTGTCTAAGAACAAAGATGAATGGGGTATTATGGATCACATTCGTTTGGAGCAAATGCAACAGTTGAAACAGGCAATTAAATTATGGAAAGAGAATAAAGAAAAATGAAAGATTGGCAACGAGGATTTGAACTTCAATATCTAAAAAACTTAGAACAAAAATATGTAGACTATAATGCATACACACTTTCTCCTTTTGCGAAATACAAAAAGAACAACATTGCCGAATCATTGCATAAAGGAACTTTTGTAAACCTTGGTGATGCAATGATGGAAGTTTCCATTAGCAAATCTGCGTCAGATATCACAATGCATGGCTCTACAGTCATTGCAAAGAAACTAAAAGGTGATGTGACGATAGGCAAACTGGTTGGGAATCTTTCTACATTAAAATCTCAAATTGAGATGCTGAATGGTACTTCATTTTGGCTCTATGTATGGGCTGAGAATGCAGACCATTGTAAATTAGCAGAAGACTTGAGATTCTGTTATGTAGGTCCTAAAATTACAACCTATGGTGAAATCTATGCAATTTATTATCGAGGTAAGCCAAGAAATTTTCCTAAAGTTGATCCGGCAGAGTATCTAAGCATTAAGAAGATTGGTAATGTAAGCACAAATCTAATTAAGGCTATTCGCGAAAAACTTGAGATTCTGCCTGAGTTTACAAATCACTATAGCAATTACAACAAAGACAAGTCATGGTCTGCATTGTCTCTCAGAGGTTATACTGAAGACCCATCATTCATTACCAAACCAATTGAGATGAGTAAGAGTTGGCAAGAAGATTATAAAGATACAAACTTTCAATTGCAAGACACCCCGTTATACAAATTGTTTCCTGAAATCAAACAATACTGTAGCACATTGGGCAATCAGATTCATCGCGTAAGATTTATGAAACTGAAACCAGGTGGCGGTGAACTTGAACGACATACTGATCAAGTCGATCCCGATTCTGGAGGATCATTAAACAAATTAGCACGAATTCATTTACCTATCAGAACAAATCCTGATGTGATCTTTACTGTATGGGATACAAAAGGTGCACCTCAGAAAGTGCATATGGCAGAAGGTGATGTATGGTTTCTTGATACTCGCAAAGCACACCAAGCAATCAATGGTGGCAATGAAGAGCGTATACACTTGGTAATTGATGTAAGAGTTGAGGAGAACTTGCATGAATCTCTTGTCTCCTGAAGATTATCTTGATATAATTAAAGAATGGGTAGACCCGTATCCGTCACCAGTTGTAGAAGAATATGAAGGTTTTCATGTTGTTCGTGATGACAAACTTGGCTATGGTAGCAAAGCGAGATTTATTGACTATCTTGTAAGCAAAGAAGGTAACGAATGGGTCTTTGGTGGTGCAAATAAAGTTGGGTGGGGACCTATTTCTTTGACACATGTTTGTAATAAATACAATAAGAGGGCAACATTCTTCATGGCTAAGAGGGCAGTACCTACTTGGCATCAGCAACAAGTCTTAGACATGGGCGGCACAATTCATTGGGTAGCGAATGGTATGTTAAATGTAACAAAAGCAAAGGCAAATCAATACTACGAAGAAGATACAATCAATCGTAGAGTATTGCCGCTTGGTCTTGAACACCCAACAGTTCTAGCATCTATCATCAAAGTAGCACGATCCCTCAAAGTAAAACCAACAGAGATTTGGACAGTCGCATCAAGCGGCACACTTAATCGTGGGTTGCAATTAGCATTTCCTGATGTGCCCGCGTTTGCGGTTGAGATTGGTCACAAGATGAGTGACTACGAGAAAGGTCGTGCAAAAACAATGAGATCGCCATACAAGTATGATCAACCAATCGAGGAGCAGTATGCACCCCCATATCCTAGTGAAAAATATTACGATGCAAAGTTATGGGAATTTGTCAAATCAAACGGAAAGAAAGGAGCCTTAATTTGGAATGTCGCATAAGTTCAATTGCTTAAACAAAGGAGAATGATATGAGCAATGAAATTGATAAAGAAAAACGAGGAAAGCGTATTCTCAGAGATGAACATGCTATTCGTAAGCAAGTTAAAATTGCTAAATCAAAAGGACTTAAAGTAGAATCGCCGCATAGATTTTTAAAACATCACGCCATGAATTGTGGTATACCAGGATGTGTTATGTGCGCGAATCCAAGAAAAACTTTTAAACAAAAGACAATCCAAGAAAGAAGGTTTTATCAAGAAAGGATAATGAATGACCAGATTGAAGGGTGAAGTTTCTAAAGGATGGGGTAGTGAATTAATTTTCTGCACCAATGATAAGTATTGTGGAAAGTTTTTGAACTTCAACGAAGGTGCAAAGTTTTCGATGCACTTTCATGCAGAAAAAGACGAAACATGGTATGTAGTAAGCGGTAGATTTGTTGTTCAATATATTGATACGACCAATGCAGAGTTAAAAGATAAGTATTTGGAAGTTGGCGATACCTGGCATAATCCGCCACTACTACCTCATCGCTTGATTTGTATTAAGGAAGGTAGTATAATTGAAGTATCTACACCAGATTCCGTGGAAGATAATTATAGGGTGATGCCAGGTGACAGTCAGAAATAGAATATTTGTTAATGGTACATTTGATGTAATTCATTTAGGTCACCTCAGACTTCTAAATTTTGCAAGAAGTCTAGGTGATCATCTTTGCGTTGCTATAGATTCTGATAGACGCATCAAAGAACTAAAAGGTCCAAGTAGACCTATCAATGATTTGCATGAACGAAAGTCATTACTTATGAATCTACGATGCGTTGATGAGATTCTAGTTTTTGATAGTGATATAGATTTGATCAATATCATGAAAGCATACAAGCCAGACATTATCGTTAAAGGTAGTGATCATAAAGAGACAAGTCAGTTGTCTAAAAAATATTGTAAAGAGGTTATATTTTATGAACGATTTGGTGAATACTCTTCAACAAAAAAAATTCAAGATATTGCTAGTCGGTGATGCATGTATTGATCGATACATTTATGGATCGGTAGATCGAATCTCGCCAGAGGCTCCTGTTCCTGTATTGAAATTAAATGGAAAAGAAGAGTATCGACCAGGCATGTCAAACAATGTCTATGAAAATCTCAAAGCATTGCATTGTGATGTTTATCATCTAAGTGGTACACCTTCAAAGAAAACAAGATATATTGATACGAAAAGTGGCTATCAACTATTGAGAGTAGATGAAGATGCAAAGTCGAAACCATTTGAACTTGTGTCAGAATTGCCTGATGTATATGACGCAATCGTAATTTCAGATTACATGAAAGGATTCATAACATATTCTAATGTCAGAGAACTTAGAAAGGTTTATGACGGTCCTATATTCATCGATACAAAAAAAGATGATCTGCAAAGATTTGATGGTTGCTTTGTTAAAGTGAATGAGACAGAATTCAATCGATGCACTAGCGCACCGAAAGACTTAATTGTTACCTTAGGCTCTAAAGGTGCCATGTACAATAGAAAAATGTATTCGACTGAACAAGTTGAAGTGCATGATGTGACTGGCGCAGGTGATGTATTTCTAGCAAGTCTAGCAACATTTTACCTATATACTGGATCGATTGAGAAAGCAATTCCGTATGCAAACAAACTTGCATCGATCTCTGTTCAGCATCAAGGATGTTATACTATTACAAATAAAGATTTGAACACACTATGACAAAACATTTTTACGAACGAAACGATTGGTTATTAAACCATGAAACAAACAAGACATTTGAACAAGTACAATGGATGACTGATGATGAATTCAGACAATGGTTTATTGATCTCCGCAAAGCGGTTGTGTATGCGTGGGATACTCTTGGCCAACCTCCTAGGGTCGGTTGGGATGAAGACGAGATTCGAAAACAGTTTAGAGAAATGTATGGCTTTGCTGTTCATGAATTTGAACAAGTCGATGAACTCACCGGCGAGAAAGATGTAATTCGTAACACAAGCGTTGTTGGTAATGCCGCGAATCAATGGTTTCCAACAATGATGAAAACTAGAATCAACTACACAAAGAATGATGATGGGTTGTCTATCTACGATCATTTTGTGCGTGATGACCTATTAGAGAAAACACTGAAGTATGCAAGAAGACATTTCAAGCGTGATTCATTTTATCACTATTCTAACACGATTAAAGTTGGTGAGATCGTGCAGATTGGCACGCACAAACGAAAATTTAAAACTGGAGATGAATTCGTCAAATGGTTTGAATCGAACAATCTTCGCGACTATGGATATGACTATTGGGTCGAATCGCGAGATGACGAAGACGAATATACTGGTTATAATGAAGAATTAAAAGGCGCAAAGTATCTTGAGGTAAGCGACCTTTCACGGTGTGATGAAAGAGCAATTAAGAATGTTCAAGCAAAGCAAACAAAGTATCGTATTCGTTATTATAAGTATGGGCAGAAGTTGTTTCCGCTTGGTTTCAAAGCATTTCGCGTATCGTGGTGTCAATACGCAGTCAACTTTCCGCCACTCACCGCAAAGTACCTCTATGAAAAATTCACTAAGCATGTTAAAGGACAAGATCAAATTATGGTTTATGATCCTTCTAGTGGTTGGGGCGGTCGTATTCTCGGTGCCATGTCTACTCGCACTCA